GTTGTTTCTTCTTCTAATGTTTTATATTTGTAAAGTTCATCAATACTAACTGGAGCATATTCATCTAACTTACGTAGTAGTTCAGCTATTGGATCTACCGAATTATAAACATCAATATAAAGATCACCAAAGAATTCATGATATTGGGTGAATTCTATACCTTCCACATTCCAGTGAAACTGATGTGTTTTATAATACATTACAGTTGCGTTTGCCAGCAATACTTTAATTGCTGTTTTTAATTCATCCATTAGTAACCCCAGTGTTTGACATTGGATCAAATGTCTTTGATGTAAAATCTTGAGGAGTCAGCCCTGCATTCTGATCAAGATTCCTAACAGTAGATCTAAAAGATTTTAGTTTTTTCTTTTCTACTTTCTTCTCAACTAATTTAACATTTTGAATCCACTTGCTGACTAATTTGCCAGTAGATTCTTTTAACAATAGATGATTAGAGCCACGCTTAACAATTTCATATTGTTGTCCATCGGTTTCTACTTGCTCACCAATATTAAAGATTTCGCCACGGAAATACTGTTCACGTAGTTCGTCTTTAACTAATTTAATTTCTTCTTTGATTGGTTCTAATCCTGAACCAATTCTTAAATCATTCATCAATCTGCGAGAATCAATATCGCGAATTGCTGAAGGTAAATTCTTTTTAAAATCTTCGTACAAACCCTTGACTGCATAATTACGAATAGAGTCTTCACTATCTGGATCTTTATCCATTGCTGATATAACTGTAGCTTCTTTTAGAGATCTCTTCATGGAAGCTACTTTATCAGAACTCGTAACAATGATAACATTACGATAAGTTTCTTTTAACTTAGTAACCATCTCACTAATATTATCTGAGTACGCAGAAAACTGTGTATTCGGAAACAATACATTCAGATATTGCATTTTCTTTTCTAATATTAATGGATTCTTTTTCGTGTCGCTTATATCGGACACATAGATGGCGTAACTAGCATTCTTCTGCTCAGCTACAGATTTGACAGCCTTTACAAGAAGTTCATGTCCGATAGTCGGAGGGTTAAACTTTCCACAGGCTAGAACTATCGTTTTACTCGGTAGTTCTCTAATTAATTGTCTATAATCTTTCATTTAATCCATCAATTTAATAGTGTTATATGGTTATTTATAACAGGTGTTATTTCATTGAGAACTTAATACCAGTGTTATCCGAGTCTTTAGCATTAGAACCGTAGTCGAATTTGAAGGTAGCATTAGAGAATAACTTCTTTTCAAACCCAAGAGATTCTCCAGGGAATGTTAGATATACTTGTTCAGTTTTCATTTCTCTACTAATATTATTTAAGATCTCCTGATAAATCGGAGTTTTATTCATATAAGCAACAAGAGCGTAGCCCATAGGTGCGAGGATAAGCGAGTAGTATTTTTTGTAAGTAGGTGTGCTAAAAACTACCTTCAGGGAATCCTCAGAAGCATACTTACCAAGAGTGTCATATATTTCTTTAAACTCAGTATCAAACATCTTCATTCTTTTATCTGGCGTTTTGGAAGCAGAAGCAATTTTTTGAATTTTGGCAGAAATATCATCAATAGTAAAATCAGCTTTACCTACAAGAGTTTTTAATTTTTTATAAACAGGTAGATTAAGAGTTTTATATGCAGCAAGAATTTTTGTAGAAGTATTACCAGAACCAGTTAAAGCGAGTGCTTGAAGAACTCCAATCGCCTTTGTCTCCTCAGCTGTTGGAGTTTTATAAACAGTTTTAATGTTTTCAACAATTGCTCCGATAGATGGTGCAGCACCTGCTTCAAATTTAGCAGAAACATCAACGGGAATAATCTTAGTTCCTATTTTAATTTTAATAACGTAATCAACTAGAGCAGCATTACTTTCTAGAGAGAAATAACACTCAGTCCACCCCTTAGAAAAATTCTGTGTTAGATACCAACGTAGCGAAAGAACTTCCCCAAAGTCCTTACCGATGGCTTGTTTGTCTTGTTGTTTTACAACCTTGAACGCTTTCTTTGCAGCAGCATTCATAGGAATATTATCGCGATGAGTTGTATTTGCAGCAACAGATTCATACAATGTTTTAATACAATCTTTAACATCATTAGGAACAGCAACTGCTTTTATGCCAGCGTATACTGCTTTATCAAATTCAGCAAGTGTTTTATATTTTTTATCAGTAAGAAAAAGTTTATCTGGAGCAAGATCTTTTGTCTTCAGACTACCCTTTTCAGTAAAGGTATTTACAATTAAGAATTGTTCTTTTGCTGCACAAGATGCTACTGCTGCTTTTATTGTTATTAATTTTGCTTTATATTTACCAGAGATTGACTTTTCTTCAGTCGCAGTTAGATCTCCAATTGTTCCAGAGATCTTTGCTTCTTTTAATAAAGCATCTAAAGATCCAGGATATGAAACCTCAACTGCATTTATCTGAGTTTGGTATCTTGATTTTTTGATTGATGATTTTATCTGTTTACCTTTTAAGTAAACATCAATCTTCTTAGCAGTAGCTGTTAGTTTTGTATAATCCATAGTAACCTAATAATCTATAATTTGATATTTAGGTCAGTCTATTATACTTGCGATCCCATTTACCGATCTGGTCTATGATCTTACGGGTGGCGATGTTGTTTCTTAAATCGTAGTCGAATGATTTTAAGAAATAGTGAAGTGTGGGAGAATCTCGTTTAACTTTATAACGATTCAACAGGACGTTGATATCCACATTTGGTCTGCGCATTTTAAAGTCTAGATACACACAATGCGCATATGCTTGTATCTCATCAAACTCAGAAAGGTACGCTCTCTGAGAATCTTTCTTTGCTATACCTACTTTTCTATATGGAACAACATAGGTGCTCCACTCATCACCACGTCTATCAAACTGCATGAAGTGAATCATCTCATGCATCAGAGTTTGAATAAATCTTAGTTTAAATTTATCCCAACTTAATTTAGTAAAGTAAAAGGTATTGAATTTTTCGGTATAGATGTGAATAGCGCACTGGCGATTTTCTGGATCATACTCACCACCAATCGCAATATATTCTTCAGTCCACTTTGCTCTGGACTTTTCTTTACACCATTGTATTTTTGTACGCCATTTTCTAACGTAATTTGATAGTCCGACTTGATCGTTTTTATAGAGATCTAGATCTGCCCATACTTTTGCTGGAATGAGTTTTGCTCTAAATGGACGCTCATTGAAGTTGAGTAAGTCCATCCAGTCGTAAGTTGCGTTCTCTAGGAATTTCATGGTTCCCAGAAGATACTTGCTTAACTAAATTGCTTCTCCAAAAATGCAAGAACCTTCCCCTGCTCCTCTAAGTTAGTATTTGCAAACTCAGTAATATATGGCATAAGGTCAAAATTAGACATCAAGTTACTATATTTAGTTTCTCTTCCACGTAGGAATTGCTCCGACTGATCAGATCCACGATCTCGATATCTTTGTTCTAGGATATCTTTTGGAGCCTTTAGGAATACAACTTCCAGTTGGGTATTCGGTAGACCCATACAAAACTCTAAGAATGATTGGTTGAAAACCCTATCGCCCTCAAAGAGGATATTACAGTTATGAGAAGCAACCCATTCTTGAAGAGGTGGCTGAACAGCCATAGAAAGTCGATCGGTTCCAGCAAAGGTTTCACCCTCGTCATATTTACCTAGAATGTATAGATCTCGTTCGGTATTATAAGATGCATTTACTAACTTAGCAGGAGAAACTTCCAGCCAAGTTTTATCTTCCATGAACTTACGGAACAAAGTAGTCTTACCAGTTCCAGGAGACCCACCAACTGCGATAATCTTTCTAGTCTTCATAGGATTAGTTACCCTTTGTACATTAATGGTGTCAACTACACCTACGTTTTCACTAAATGCCATTTCTAATTTCCTCAATCATTTTAATCAGTTCTTCTTTACTAAAGACCCAAATACGTCCACGGAATGAATGCGTATCACTACCTATTTCTGTTTTCTTTGTAAAGGTCATCTTATTAGTAACTTCTTCTGAAGCATGCTTTGCTAGATTGCGTTTAATCTCAGTAGCATAATCTACATTACTTTCACGCAGTTTCATCATTTCAAACTCTTGAACCCGATGCTGAACAGTTATCTCATTCAACTGATAACGATCTAAAATAACTTCAGCTGGTGGACGAACAGCAACAGTTGAACCAGTAGTATTCATAGTTATAGTATTACCAGTAGTATTTGAAACTGCGATATTGGTCATATCTTCCCAGATAGCATTAGTAAGACCACCATATTGACTTTTAGCAACAGCCATTATAAAACTCCAATCATTTGTTTATACTCGTTCACTCTTTGATTTGTTAACATTTCCATATTATATTTCTTATGTATTTCACTTTCTGTTAATGTATAAAGGTCTTCAATTTTAACACCAACATTCAAATTAGTTATCATTTGAAATTCAGCAACTTTATTATTTGGATAAACCAATGAACTAAAATAATTTGCTATCTTTTGACATTCAGCATAAGATAAGTTTTGAGAAGGTAATTCCCAATTCATGTTATCTTCTTTAAACACATATCCGTAAATGTCTGGATGTAAACTAAATTCTGAAGTGTATGCTCGTAGTCTTTCTACATTATCTTTATTTCTAGCAAATAAGAATAATGGATAGAAAGATATTTGCTGAAGTGGAACATCTGGTTGCATACACCAATTAATTAACTCATTAAAATAATCATGGGTATCATATGGCAACCCTAAAATGAATCCTGCTCCAATATTAACTTTGTTATTCCACTTTTCTTCTAACCAAAATAATCTATCTTTTACTTTATTTGGAGCAAGTCCTTTACCAATTGCTTTAGCACTATCTGCTTGGAAGGTTTCAATACCAAAATAGGTTCCGATCAAACCCATTTCAGTAAGTAAGTCTGCTTGATGCGGGAATTTATTAATTAAATCAAGTCGAAGATATGCACTAAACTGTGGTTTGAATGGTAGTGATGTAAAGACTTTATGTAATGATTCGATCTTATCATTGTCATCATTAAATGTATCATCGGTAAAATAATAAGCAGTGGTTCCAGAATTCTCCCACATCTTAATCATCTCATCTCCTATCATAGATGCGTCTCTTAGGTATGTGCCTTTCTTTTTACCCAATAATGGATATGTGCAAAACTTACATTTAAAGATACAACCACGAGCCAATTCAATTGGTAATCCTTCATTTGGTAAAATATTAAAATCTTTATTCCACCAATGTGTCGTTATGTTATCTAACTTTGGCTCAGGGTATTTACTAGAGTCAACAATCTTAGTTGTTGAATCACCAATTGGATAATCCTTGCAGTCAATTAAATCTTCTGTTGTATTATTTTGTATAGACTTAGTCAATTCTATTACTGAAACATCAGAGTAGCCAATTACGTAATAATCAATCCTGTCATCAGCCAGAAAAAATGGAGCCTTTGCGCCACCATAAAGTAGTTTTGCTTTACTGTTAGTTCTAATATAATCGATGATATCATCGATATAGTTTATATCGGTATAATACATTTTTTCTTTTAGAGAATCATCAAAAGATGTTGTGTTATTCTTCCAATAGAATGTTGATGAGAATCCAACCCAAAGAGTATCTTCAGTGAGGTGTTTCTTTAATGCAGTTTTAATTTCATCATTAGTTAAATGAATGATATAGTCTAATACAAATGTTGTATATCCTGCTTCATTTAATGCTGACGCAATCCTATATGGTCCAAGAGATCTTTGGATCCTCGACATTGATTTTGGCGCATTTGTTCCACCAGTTAAAATAATACATTGTGTCATTAAAAGTTCTCTAGTCCAATTCGAATTGGTTCTTCATCATCAAACATCCATTCCAAGTTTTCTATTCTACCTGAATTTATAAATGCAGGAAACTTTTCTTTATCAATACCATATCTATCATCAAGACGAATATCAATAGTTTCTTCTCTTGCTTGCCAAAGAACATCCCAATCAATACCATACCAACCATCACCTTCAGCTTTAATAATCTCTTCAGCCTGACGATCTAGGTAGTAACCAAGATAACGACCATGATGTTCTCTAAAGATTTTCTTGAAAGAACAAAGGCAGGTTTCCATTGTAAAGAAATCTATGTCTTTCGCCAAATCTGGGAATCTATCTTTTGTTTCCTGCAGAATATATCTGGCTTCTGACTCAAGAGACGCATACTCGCCAGCAGTGAGTTTTCTATCCACATCGTCATGTCTGCCGAGGGCGCAAAGTAGTCCATTACGATGAGAGCGACAGCCATCATAATCATCCAGCATGAGACTAGTAGGGCTGATGCGAATACCAGCGGTATGCTTAAGATGCTGAAGATAAAACCAAGTGGAATAACGACCAAACTTATGCAGCCCAGACTTAACGCTTTCCCACAGGTTATCAAAGTTACTTTCCTCATTATCCCCATAGAATCTTTCCAATCTTTCTCGTTGTGTTATGCCACCAATAAACTGTTGATATGAAGCAAACATAGCAGGCAGATGCCCCTTGTTCCACTTAGTATCTGTTTGATAGCGTAGTCTTTTGTAATTTGTTGAGTTCCACTGAGTGATACGATCAACTGTTGCTAGTTCATAATCAGGAAACTCATTCATCAATACCCAAGCAGTTGGTAATTGATAAGTATTGCCATATAACCAAGCAAGCCAAAGACGTTGTTCATCATTATGCTCGTAGCGTTTGTTGAGATAGTTAGTGCACCAAACAGCTGGGTCACAGTCGTCATACTTTAGCGACCATGCATACCAGCGAATAAATGCTTCTCTATTATTTTGCGGAAGTCTGTAATCCATCTAGATTTTCAAATTCCATTTTTAATTCATTAATTAACATATTCAATTCTTTGAATGCGTATTTTTCTTCACGAATTTCTCGTGCTTGTTTATTCTGTTCATCAAAACAAATACAACAATATCCTCGAACATCATTTTTATGTTTTCGTGTACTCTTTGATTTTAAATAAAATGCACTGAGTGGTTTATAAACTCTGCAGCAAGTACACCAAGATACTGCTCTTGATTTAGTTCCATCAAGGTTAGTTACCCATGCATCTTCGGCAATCCTTCGTGTAACAACTGCTAAATTTTCTTTTCTTAAGTGTGTCATAGTGTGTTTCCCAAAATTATATTATACTATAAAAAAGAATGAAAGTCAAGCGATTGTTGATCTGCTGCAAGACTAAAAAGGGTTACGCAGCCACCCTTACCCTTACGGTTAACAGCCTTATTGATAGTTGTATCGGAATAATCATAATCAGCTTCTGCATAAGTATCTCCCCCTATACGGAAAATGGATAACTGGCACCCACTCTTTTGAGCACCCCAAAACTTAAAACCCAGTCGTTCATAGAAACCGACTGCCGTCTTCTCAGAGGATACCCTGAAGTAAGTTGCACCATTAGATCTTGCACGTTTCAGCGAATCCTCACAGAGTAATCTTGCAGAACCCTTTCCTCTATGTTTTGCAAATGTATGAAGTAATTGCAAGTTGGCTACGTGCGGTTTTCGTTTAGATATTGTGGTGATAATTGCGGCAGTTAGTTCATTACCATCGTATGCGCCAATACAACATTCCCACTGATCCTGCATATCTGCTTTGGCAACAAATGTCTTGGCAAAGTTATCTTCTTTGTCTTCAGTAATTGCTGCTATAAAATCAGCACGCGAACACTTAGACAACTTCAACATATGTTCTTACTTTTTCTCCACGATCTTCTGGATGTTTTGTTTTCTCCCAACCAATAAACTGATGAAGATCCCAAATCATTGGAGGGAATTTATAATTATTATTTGAAAGTAATTGTACTACTGGTTCACCAGCATTCAACGCAGCATCAAGAAAGTCTTGAACAAAACGGAAACAAGATTCAAGTTCAGTGCGATCCATTGTACCACGGAACAATCTAAACTCTACCGTATCGATATGCTTTAGTGCGTACATATTAATAGCGTAGCGGAATGGGCGACCCATTGATACTCCATCTTTACCTGCAGCGTGCATCTTAATGAATGAATCAAAGTCAGTCGCTAGATTAATAATGTTATCAGCCATATAGTCAGGCAGAGTTCGACCACCATCAAACTTCAAATACATCTTTGCTCCTTTAGCACCTTTCATTTGATTGTGCTCAAAGTAACCATATACATTCTCAACTG